ATCAGGAACACGTATATTACTATCTTCTTGGTGAACCGGGAGAAGAAGGATTCGCTTGACGCATCCTTGTGGATGAGATGCTTCCACACGCCCAGGATGGTGTCGATGGCTATGGCCACCGCAATCCACTTGGCAAACTCCCAATCCTGGAACAGATACTGGGTCCCTTCCATCACTATCGTGAGAGGGAGCGACGTGATTGCTATCATCGGTATATTGTGTTTATATTGTTTCATATCATTTCGGCCTTATGATTTTCGACGTTGCAAAGGTACGTAATTATTCCGAGGGCGCAAAGGACTGCTGACGCATCATCCTGCGGGCCAGGCGATGGGTATCGAGAATATCGGCACCCTTGGCTGAGAGCATGAGGGTCCAGCCGTAACTCTGAAGCTCGGCAGAGACAAACGGGATGATCTCGCAGTTGGTAATGCTTTCGCGGTCCATCCAGTAGAGTCCTTCAGTCTCCACGTCTGCCATGATGCGTGCATGGATCTTGGAGAGCATCTGAAGGGTGCGGTCGTTGACGATGACTCTCTCGAGCATATCGGCATTGCCGGATAGCTTCTGCGCCACCGTTACCGCTATGCGCTGGGTACACTCGAAGCTTCTGCGCCCATCATCCTGCATATCCACCTCGCCGTAATCGACGAAGAGGAAGGAACCCGTAAGCTTGTCGATGCGCTGCTTCAGCTCGTCGAACGACTGGCCATATACGTAGTTCTGAATCTCGGGAACCAGTTCCTTCTCCTCCATCTTGTCGAGGATATCGAGGGTGGTGGCATATTCTTCCATATTGCTCTCGCCCTTGGTGGCAATGCCCTTGATGATGCCGGATTTCTGAGGGAACTTGGCAAAGTATGTAAATAAATCCAATAACATAAGCTTTATAATTTTGTCGCAGGAAGGTTATTTCCTGCCCTGGTTAAATAATCTTTTTCACTATCTCGAGCGGCAGCCCCACCTCGTTGGCAATCTTCACCACGTCCATGCCGGCGGTTCTGAGAGCCTTCACGCCATCGATGGTTTTCTTGCGCAGGATGCGGAGATAGGTGAGCACGTTCATGCGCTCCACCTGGTCGGCATTGCCAAGGCCATCCTTTGAGAGGTCGTAGAGTGCATCGGTGGCATCGGTGGTAATGGCATTCTCTTTCGGGAGGTCGAACTTGGTAAGCAGGGAGAATTCCGTCTTTCTGAAGATGAAATTGTTCACGGCCGTGAAGTTCAGGGCTATCGCCCGGAGCGTGTTCTGGGGAAGCTTCCTGAACTCGGCGGCAAGCTTCTGGGCTTTCTCGGAGGAATACTCTCCCTTCCTGAAGTAGAGCACGGCAGCCAGCAGCGGAAGGCTATCCTCGCCCATATCGAGCAGTTGCCTTGCCTCGATATACTGAAGGGCTGAAAGCGAACAGGTGAGCGAGTTATAGTCTGTACTGACCTCGTAGCCGTAATACGCCTTCTTGTCGATGAAGACGATGGGCAGCATCTGGCGGCAGAAACAGAGGTCGAGCACGAACTTATCTTCTTTCTCCTGGAAGATGAAGGTGAGCTGACTGGCTATCGCCATGAAGTTCTCCAGAGTATGCTCATCGCGCTTGATCTTGTTGATATCCCACTTCATCAGGTGACAGAGGAACAGGCATTTGATGGCGCCTGGTGGATACTGCCCACTCTCCATGAGGGAAAGCAGGTCTATCAGCTTCAGATACTGCTCAGAAGTGAGCAGGTCCCATGAGTTCGGGATTTCGTATTCCTTCCCGTTGGCTCTTACGGATATCGACTTTTTCATAAGCTATGGCATTAAGTACATGTTATCATCCATGCGGTTCTCGGCCGAGAAGGAAAGGAAATCGTTGCCTTCCTGGGCATCGAGAAGCATATCTACATTATGCAGCAGATCTTCCACCTCTCCGTCGAGCTGGGTGGCAAGCTGTAGTGCACGGCTCGCCTCGTCGCTACCCTGGCGGGTGGAGGTGTTATCATCGAAGAGGTTCCGGATGGTGGCAGGGAACTCCAGGATATCGAATCGCCTGAGAGCCTTCGCCACCGTCTTCTTCACCAGGGCACGCTTCAGCATAGGCAGCGCCTTCTGGGCAAACTCGGCAAACGTCTGGTCTTCCCCACCCTTTTCAAGGCGGTCGAAATAGGCACCGATGCTTTCGTCGAGCACTTCCTTCTGCAATGGAACACAGCGGAAGAAGAAGAGATACGAGAGGTCGATGGGATAGATTTCATCGAATTCATCGGCAGTATCCACCTTCAGCTTGCTGAGCATCCTGTAATAATTGGTCTTGCGCCAATCTTCCATGACAAGGCGAATTTCGGCGGTTTCATCGGAGACTATCTCCTCGGAAAGTTCCGAAATCAGCGAATCCATCGCATTGAAGTAGTTCTCCATATAGGAACGCTTCATGCCTTCCAGTTCATACTTGTAGAGGTTGATATCGTTCTTGCGGCGGTTCACGGCATCAAAGACGATCTGGGTGGCAAGCGTGAGGTTGGCCATGGCAGTGCGGAGAAAGTCCTTGATGCAGCTTTCCTCTTCCTGGATAGCTACGATATCGGTGAACGTGTTGCCGCCAATGATGGCGACAACACGCTTGCGTGCGGCTACGGCAGAACCCTGAAGGCTGTCGAAGTCGGCGCTGGTATCAGCACCAGGCGCGCAGTTGCAGAACTGCGCGTAGCTGCTGAATAACTGATTGAGTTGAAATTTCCTGTTCATGCCTGTTGCTGGTTAAGTCGTTGGGATGGTGTAATATCTTCCTGTCGCTGGGGAACCTCGCGGTAGAAACCGAGTCGGTAGCCCTGCCTGTAGAGTTCGGGGAAGTTCATGCGCAGTGCCCAGTTGAGCGGTTCTGCACATACCTCGTCCTCAGAGGTGAGCGACATGATATAGATGAGGTAATTATAATAGGTGTCGCTTCCGCTCTTCGAGATGACTCCGTCCTTATCTACGGCAGAGATGGCAGCATCGAGACCTACGGAAGAAAGGAGGGCTTGCTCGGTGCGCTTATCGTAGGAGATGAGTGCCTCGATGTATTCCTTGTATTTGAGGTCGATGGTTTCCACCTTCCACGACTGCTCGTGTCCCTGGGCATCCATGAAGGAGATGGAAGAAAAACCCTTGCCCTGGTTGTCTGCACCGGAAAGATAGGAACTGAACTTGCGGACCTCATCGCGGACGTAGCGAACCATGCACGACTCCTTGAAGTCGGTTCCGATATCGATGCCGTTGTACTTCAGCAGCTCCATATCCTTCGCCTTGCGTCGCTTGTTCTCCTCGCAGAGCTTGGTCATCTGGGTTCGCTTGCTCTGGATCCAGGCGTTCGGGATGATGACGTGTACCTTTGCGGCAAGCGAGTTTTTCAGAAAACTGTTGATGTATCGGGCAGTCTTGTTGCTACCCTGGATGTAAGGTCGGGCGCCCTGATGCGTCTCGTTGGCTCCGTAATATTCGTCCACCGACTTCTCACGATGGTGGGAGATGGCGGCGAAATGGTAGTTATCTACCTCGCTGAAGCTGAACTTCGGGTAAATCTGATAGCTCGATAGGCCATAGGCGAAACGTCCTACTACCACCTGCTTGAAATCGCCGTAGGAGATAAGTTCTGAAGCTACGTCCTGGCGGGTAGTTGCCAGTCGGCAGTATCGGTTCTCCATGGCTTCGAGGGCAGCCACCGGCTTACCCATGCCTATCATCTTGCCTCGGGTGAAGCGCCACTTCACGAAGAAGTCGCCGAAATAGTAGAAGTTCTTGATGCAGGTCTTACAGAACTCTTCCACAGAAGGAATGCCACGGGAGCTCCAGGAGTCGAGCCATTCCATCACCTCGGGGTGTTCCTCGTACTTGCGGACCAGCTTACCATCCTCGATGACCTGCTTATATACGGCGAGTCCATGACCATAGAGCATCTTGATCTCCTTGGAATAGAGACGTGGAAGCAGTCGGTTCTCCTTAATCTCCCTGGTCACCTCGTCGCATTGCTGGTTGTTGTTGCCACGCATCAGCACCTGATAACCCTGTATGCCCAGGTAGTGGTGCTGCTGCATCCAGAGCGTGCCGCCGAACGGAGACTCCAGCAGTGGCGACTGGAAGAGCTGATCTGCACCCAGGGCAGGGTCGCCCTCACCCAGCTGGAAGGTGAAGGTGTTGCCATCGGCAAGGTAGATGCCGGCGTTGCCATACATGTCTATTTCATAATCCTTATTCATAGCCAATTTATTTTGTGTAGTTTATATCCGTCCTGAGGGAAGCCCATGAACCTGATGAGGATTCGGTAGCACATCTTTGGTTCTCCATGTTCATCGGTGTAGAGGAAGTAATTCTCCCCGTCGATGGCGAAGCGTTCCCTGGACAGCTGGGTACGGTACTTGCAGTGGCGGCGGATCTGAAGCTTGGCACTTGCCTCTCCCCTCTGTCTGGAATAAGGGTAGAAGGCCAGGACGAACTCCCCATCGGGAAGCTTGCTTATCTCCCTTGCCCACTGCAATGCCGTGATACCATCCATGATGATGTTCTTGCTGTTCCTGTTCATGATGATGCGAAGATAGTGAAAAATTATCGCCCCGCAAAAGACCGGCTGCACCCTGGGGCCGTCATATTTCCGAGATTTCTAAGGGCTGCACCTCTCTTCCCCTTCCCAGCGGTGCGTGCACGTTTGGGTGACGTGTTTTTCGGGATTTTTCACCGGGCGGGTCTGCCAGGGCTGATTATCAGCATTTTACCGTTTGCACCCCTTCATTTTGCGTGAATTATTGTTTTCTGCGCAGAATTTATTGCTGCGGAAACAGGATATTATCCACCGTTTATATCTCGAAATTATCGGGTAAATCGGTAGGATACGTACTTAATTCCGCCTTCACGGCATCAGAATAGAGACCGTAAAGCAGGTAAATCATGGCAGATGGAAGCTGCGTGGTGAGTCCTGCCTGGTTCTTGAGCTGCTGCTTCTTCTCGGAACTCTTGTCAAGTTCTATCTTGCCATCCGTCTTCTTCAGCGGAGAGATCATGATGGCGCTGCATAGGTTCTTGCACTCGTTCTCATCGATGCGGACCACGGGAAGCAGCGGACTGCGCTCTCCGAATAGCATCTGACAGAGCTTGAACTGTTGCCAATGGTAGATGGTAGGCGCATCTTCATTGTAGAGCACCACCATGAAGCCGTATGACTCCAGGGCAGCCTTCAGATTGAGCGAATCGGTGGTTATCTGTTCCCGTTCCTCCCTGCGCTTGTTGCCGGCGCGGTCCGGGTAGAGATAAATCGTCTTGTTAACGGCTGCTGATCCGAAGAACTGGTGCACCTCTGCCACGAGGTCGTTGTAATCCTTGGGCAGGAAGGCAAAGAACTCCTTGATGATATCAAGCCGCCTGCCATAGTCCTTCTTCTGAGCTACGATGAGCGACTGGAAGTTGCCGGGGTCGTAGCCCATGTAGAGCGGTTCCTGAGGGTCGTAGTGAAGAAGATACTCGGCAGAGAGGATGAATCTGTCCTTCAGATTCAGGCGAAGGATGGACTCGTACTTGTAGCTATCCTTGAACTGATGCCTTACGTGGTCGTAGTTGATGAAGAACTTGTTGGTCACCTCCTTGTGACGGATGGCACAGATGGCGGTGAGGAACTCATCGGTATCAAGGGTGTCGAGCTGCGTCTTGAAGAACTTAGGACCGAGAATATCCTTGTTGCAGAAAGAGGATGCACGGATATAGAAGATGGCGTTGCGACGCATATCGGCAAGGCGCGGCTTCCATCGCTCCACGAAGGAATTGAGCCTGACCGTCTCGAGTCGCATCTTCTCCAGAAGAACCGGATCCTTGGAATCCCTCTCCTGCTGTCTGAGCACAAAGAGACGGTAGAGACTCCGGTTAACCTCCAGGGCCACGGTGGCGATCTCCTCGATAAGTTTCGGGTTCACCTTCTTCTCGTAATCCTCGAACCAGTCATCCTCGCCGAGGTCAACTCGTGCGGTATCACTCACACCGGTAACGCCTTCATAGTAAGCAGAGCATCGCACATTGGCTGGACCTCCACGCAGGGATGGAAACAGTCGGGTCTTGAGCTTCTCTCCGCTGTTGTGCTTCATCTCTTCCACGAAGGCATGCACGGCATTTCTACCTGCCACGGATTCCGGCTGGTCGCTGGATACCAGCTGAAGGTGTGCGCCATTGCGGAAGATTACGCTGTGCTTGGCATAGGCTATCGGATATCGGGGCTTGCGGAAATGGGAAGGCAGCGTGCTCTCGCCTACTACGTAATCGATGCCATATTCGAGCATGGATCGCTGCTGTCCGTTCACCACTACCTGACGGGAGAAGTACGCCTGGATGTTAGGCCAGACGTTGGTCATCAATGCCACGTAGGTCTTGTGAACCAGGAAAGATAACTCTCCCGGCATATCGTTGGCCACACGTATCAGGCGAGGACCCGTCACGCCTTCGGTCTTACCTCCGGCACGGGCTACCTCGGCAAAAAGCATATTGGGGTCGATGATGTTGGCAAGCAGCTGCATGTTATTCATGTAGTAATGCTCAAACTCCCCGATGGTATTATCATTCAATATCAGTTGGCTCATCGCTTATTTCCTCCACTATTTCCGCTTCCTGAATATCAGCATCACGAAGCAAACGTTTCTTCTCCGAACTCTCGATAGGCAGACCATCGATGAGTGAAATATAAAAGCCGCGGTTGTGCTTTGCAGCAATCTCCTTGAGACTCCTTTTCTGAAAACCCAGCTCTTCCGGAGTGACTTCCGGGGTGATAAGGAACACCACGCCGAGGTCTCGGTCGGCTTCTGCCTGCTCGGATGCACGTCGGCGGCATTCCAGAGCCTGGTCCATGCAGGCCTTCTGCATTTTGTAGTCACGTTTGGCAGAACAGAGCTTGGCGAGGTCTTCATACTTGTTTGCAAAATCATTCTCCCAGACCTTGATACTTACGTTGCAATCTACATTGAAGTAAGATATCGCCTGATTGATTCGGGTCATGCAGGTACGCACATCGAGGGTAATCTTCTGCTGTGCGGCTATGCGCTGCTTGAGCTGACGGGCGCCACGGGTAATGTTACGCTCGTACTCGTAGATTTCGGCAGCCCATTGCAGTTGCTTCAGGAATATCCGCACATCCTCCGGAATACCTTCACCGTCGCCTGTAGTCAGGAAGGTGGTAATAAGGTCGGGGTGTACGCTTTCCAGTTTTTCTATCTCGCTTTTCATACGCCGAATAACTCCTTTCTCAGTTTAAGTTCTTCCCGGTCCTGCATACGCTCGTTCAGAAGCTTAATGGCATCGAGGTCTCCTTCGGATGCCATCTCAGCTATTTTCTTGTCTGCCTCTAGCTGAGCCTTCTCGAGTATGCCTCCGTTCTTAATCACCGAAACGCAGGTTTCTGCAATCTTCCGTAATTCCGTCTTATCCATCTTGTCCATCTGGTTTATCTGATTTATCTGATTGATCACTATACTGCTCCATTACCATCTTGAACATGCGTTCGCGTTCCTGATGCCGCTGAAGGTTCTCACGGTCGCTGGCACGTTTGTCCTTGCGATCATCTCTTTTAATGTAGCTCTTATAGCGCTTGATATTATCAAGCACGTTCTTATGCTTATGAAGAAACTCGGCAGGGTCCTTCTTGAAAAGCTTCACGAGTTCATCGAATTCCGACTTGCCCTTCAGCAATGGATGCTTGTATAGGAACTTGCCTGTATCGTTGTACGCCTTCAGCTCATCGAATGCCTGAAGGTTCCTGATGCGGAGTTCTGCCATGGCAGCCACATCGTTTGCCTTCGGTTTCTTATCCAGAAGCTCATCGAGTTTCTTCATCTTACGCCAGGTGTTGATGCGGTCGTTATAGATGACGGTTGCCATCTGTACGTCCTCGTTGGAGAGGTTGTCCCAGTCGATGTCAGGATACTCCTCTTCCTTTTGAACTACTTTTTTTTTGAGTCCTCATCCTGCCCGGCTGCATCGTGAGCTTCCGGTTCTGGAGGTGCATCACCTTCTGGTGCATCTGAAAGGGTATCAGATGGAGTATCAACTGGAGTGTCAGAAGGTCCACCGGAGGAATCGCCTGAAGGTTCTTTAGCTTCTTCCTTGGTTGAAGTATCACTTGAAGTATCTAAAGGTTTTTTCTCTTCTTCCGTTGAAGTATCACTTGAACCTCCGGAAAGGTTCTGTTCTTTATCTGTTGAAGTATTACTTGAACCGCTAAGAAGTTCCTGCCCCGATTCTGTTGAAGTATTACTTGAACTATCATCTGTATTCTCGTAATATTCTCGGTTGTCTGTGATTTCTTCTTCATCGCAAAAATCCAGAAGGGCGTAAAGGATTTCATCGGAATAGCGTTTCGGGTCACGAGAGAAACGTGCAAGCTTAGGATGGCGTGGCTGCTCGTCTTCCAGGAGTGAAAGGTCTACCTGGGCGTGGTTCTCTCCTCTCAGCTTATTGAAAAGCTGTAATTTTTCTCTTCTGTTAATCATACCTTATATATATATATTATAAAAGGTGCGCCACCTATCTGATGGCGACACACCTTTCTTCAATCTAACTAATAAAAAATAAAATGAGAAAACAAAACTTTAAGAGAGCTTATTCTTGGCTGTAGGCGATGCAACTACGTGCTGAGTGGTGTCACTGCCAGCTAGACTTTCTGTAGCTGGTGTTACGCCAAGAGGATCCTCGGCATACAGGCATGGCAAATCTACAGATGTACGCTTGAAGGTGAAGGTGGAATATTGTCCATCCTTATCGTCCTTGGTCTCAGTATTGTTGAGGATCATAGGTCGCTCTGGCTCGCCGAGGATGTACCATTGTGTCTCCTTGATGTGCTTGTAGAGTATGATGAACTTACCTCCTGCATACTGCTCGATGAAGTTGTAGAGTTCAACTCGGGTTCCACCCATCACAATCACGATGTTGTTCTCGCCAGAAGTGGTGATATCGCCCTTCTCCGTGGTGGCGGTAAACGTCGGGATATCGTGTGCGTCGAAAACGAATGCATTTAACTCTGCGGCTGTCTTAAACGGAATAGCCTTTACCTTTCGATCCTTATCAGGCTGTGGAAACGCCTTGGTTCCATCAACGAGTGCTATAGGAACCAGAACTACCTTGTAAGCAAGGGCAGAACCATAGGTGTCTCTGTCTGTCACGTCATCGATATGTGTCAGGGTAGCGAATGCCGCCATCGATACACCTGTGCCGCCCATACTCATTAAAGAACTTGGGTCATTGAGCGCATGAAGGAGCGAGATGATACCCATCACCATCATGATCGTCATGAAGAGGAGACGCCCCTTGTGCTGGGCATAATTATAACCCTTGTTTGGATTGTACGCACGATGACGTACTGGAATATTGTTTTTCTTCATAATCTTTTTCTGAAAAGGTAGGCGGGTACGAGATGTATCCCGCCTACCGGGTAAGCAACTTTAAAATACTATATATTATGAAATCAGCGTCCACCAGGAACGTTTGGCTGAACGGCCTTGTTGATGGTTCGCTTACCACCTACGCGACGCTCCAGCTCACGGAACTTGCCGTCCTTGCCGAGAATGACCATGATGTAGTCACCCACCTGGGTTGGAGTCCATGTAGCGGTGATATTGGCGAACTTGTCACTCTTGGCAATGGTAAGCTGGTGCTTGGTGTCACCCTCACCAATCTCAATGCAGTAAGCCACGCCAGCCTTCGCCTTCTTGATGTCATCGATGGCTGTAGCGGTAGAAGCGGCATCGGTAATATGCCAGAATCCGTTCGCTCCGTCGATATCTGCACCGATGGTAGCAGCAGGAAGGTTGGTGAAGATCTGCTGGAACTCGTAATCGTTCTCGTCCATATCCGCCTTGGTCTCGAACTTTCGTCCGGTGAAGGCTGCGCCGCATCCTTCCTTCCAGGTACTCCATGCGCGAACCATCTCCATCTGTTCCTCCATCTTCACGGCAAACATCTCGCCCGGAAGATATTCGACGAACTGGATATTGCCAGGAACATCCATGAACATCCAGCAAGACTTGCCCTCGTAAGGAAGCCACTTAATTTGGATGGTAGAGTCTGGAACTCGGTTCTTGTAACCATCAGGACCGGTAAAATCGAGATCCTTGCCATAGGTTTCACGGCAGTTGGCAAGCCACCAGTCGATGTGGTTCTCGTTGAGGTAGAGTACATGCTTGTCGAGCGTCATGCCTTCGGTGAGGTGAGTCTTAACGTCAGTAATGAACTCCTTGACCGCATCCAGCATGTTGGCTGAAGTGTAGGCGTTGTAGCTCTTGTTGGCAAATGGCTTGATGCTGTAGTCGTGGATATAGCGAAGCAGGGTGTACCAGATGCCAGTACCGGCATTGAGGTAGCTTGAAGGCTGACCCTCCTCTGGCTTTACATAGATACCACGCATACGGCGCTGGTTCTGCTCGTCCTGAGCCTTCTTGAGGAGGTTGAGCAGGCAGAACTCAATCATAGACCACTTGATAGGGTCAGAACCTTCCTTATTGAGGTAAGCGATGTACTTGCGCTCAATCTCCTTCATCGGACCGAACTGTACCTTAATCATGGCATCATCCACGTAGCCCATCTCGTTCTCGAGTTGCATACCACCCTTGTAGATCTCACCTGGCTGATAGCCCTGAGATACCTCATCGAAGAAGGCATTGAAGAGAACATCACGGTCCTGCACGCCATAGCGAACAGGGAAATATTCGGTGAGATTGCGAAGTTCCAGGATACGTGCGATGAGAGCATCCTGACGGAGGATAACAAACTGATCGCCCAGTCCAGCATTATCCACACCATTGTAGTTGGTGGCAAACTGACCGGATGCGAGTGCCTTGACATCGCCGAGTTCGTTGCGGCTCTGGTGATACTTGTAGCGCTGCTGAAGAGACTTGGCGAACGCCATAGACTCCTTGCGGAATGCTTTGCCGTCAGATTCCTCGTCTGGCTCAGATGCTGATGCCAGTGCTGGGTTGGCAGTAATCTTATTCCAACGCTTCTTCATGTCGAACAGAGCGTGCTCGATGCCGAAGAGGTAGCTATCGTTTGACTCGAAGCCATTGATAGGGATAGAAGGAGCGGTAACATGAGCAGCAGGTTTATCAGGAGCTGTGCCCTGTGCCATCTTCTGCATATTCTCCGCGAGTTCTGATACTGCTTTTGTAAGCTGCTCATAGCTCACATTCTGCGGAGCACCGGCATTCTGCTGACTGTTCTCGTTCTTCTTGCCCTCATCGTCATCATTATCGCCGCCATCTCCATCGCCGTCGGAATTATCATCCTTCGACTTGTTCGCCTTCGAGACAATGGCGTAGAGCGAATTAATCTGCTTCTGATGCTCCGCCTCTTCGGCTGCACTGTTCTCTGCGGCGAGATCATCCATGAGGGTGCTCTGAAACTCCTTCTGATAAGCCTCACAAAGAGTCTTATACTCTTCTGCGGTAAGGCTCTTGTTCTCGAACTGCTTGGTAAAACCAAGCTTCTCGAGAATCTTGTTAAGTCTTGCTTTGAAATTCATAAATTAACCAATAATTTAAACATTTAAACAACTTAGATCAAATAAAAACAAATATGAATATTAACTGAATCCGTACAGGTTCTGTGTACCCATGTAGGTTTCTCCCAGCTTGGCTACCTCTGCAATCGCCTCCATCAGGGTGCGCTTGCCGTCGATAAGTCCTACTTCCTCAGCCGGAGCCGTATAGTAGCTCTCGCCCTGAAGCACCGGCGCATCATCGTCCAGCTCCGAAAGCTTAGAGCGCATCGCCTTCACTTCAGAAAGGAACTGCTCGTTCATCGGATCAAGCACGTTCTTGATGTAATCAGCAGACTTTCCATCCTTCAAGTCATCAAAAACCTTATTCTTCCGGGAAGAGTTGGTAGCTTTGGCGACGATCTTCTTCAGTCCGAGCTTCTCGAAATACGGCTCGAAGTTCCAGAAGGAACACATGGTTCCGATGCAACCTACGAAGTCGTGGCTGGTAGTAGCGTATAGCTTCTGACCATGGCAGCCGATATAATAAGCAGCTGAAGCGCAGTATTCCTCGTATATGGCAAGGATAGGCTTCTTGGCGTTTCGCAGGGTTTCGCTCAGACGATCCATGTACCACGCTTCTCCGCCAGGGCTGTTAATATGCAGCAGGTGGGCAGATATCTGAGGGTTATTCTCTGCCGCAATGATATCCTGCTCTAACTGCTTAGAGGAGAAGTACCAGTAGCTTTCCGCCGTCACGACTCCGAAGATGCGATGATAAGCGATAGCTCCATCATCAAGGGAAGGAGAGTCGAACTCATCGGTAAGCGTTACTGCTTTCGTTTCGTCTCGCTGAGTAGCCTTGGAAGATATCGCCTGAAGTGCTTCATGCGTCTCGTACTGATACCAGGTATGAGTCTTGAGATATTCCCGGACCTCTGCTAGGGTCATCGCCTGTTCGGCTTTCTTATGTTCCAAACTCGCCACGATACCGTTCAGAGGGAATGCGGCTACCATCAGTCGACGGTAGGCATCCTCTGTAATCCACAACGGTAAAGTGGAAAGCAGGAGGGTCTGTATTTCATCCATCTTAATTAAGTTTTCCACAAAGGTACATATATATAATAGGTATAGAAAAGACCCTAACCGAGCGGATTCGTGAGCATCTTGCACTTAACTATAAGCTTCGCCTTGTTGAGATGCTTGACGAGCTGTACTCTCGCCGGGATATCTTCTGTTCCTATTCTGTAAGTCGCATCGTCCTGCGGTGCGCTTATGTGGAATACGCCAGAGATGGCCACAATGGCATTGCGAGCCGTTTTAAACTCATTAATCATACTGTTACCGGGGTTATCGACCACGAAAGTCTTACTGCAATCCCAATACACGCCACCATTCTCCTCTGTCATGGATGGCTCGAAAGTGAACGGATCAGCCACGAAGGTAATCCACTTTTCTGGACTTTCTATGAGGGAAACGCCCACAAGACAAGAAAATTCTATCATAATGCATATTTTTAGAGTGATTATTGCGAATTTTTGAGTGACAATATTTTGCACTCGGTATGTATTAAAAATAATTAAACACCCTTCTTTTTTTGGTATTTTCTCGGAGTTTTCGGAAAAAGGCGTTGTTTATAGCGATAAAAGTTCTTCAGAAGTGCGTCAGGAGATATCGACTCCAGATGGTACATCTTGATGAAATCATACACGACATCCTGATTCCGCTTAGGTCTTCCAAGTTCTTCGTTCTCCATCATGGTTCGATGAAACTCGAAGTTGAAGAGTAGGCGAATGTGATCTTCTATCTTCTTTGCGGCTGACGCAGAGAGATAGTTGAAGTAAGCCGGGTCCTTTCCGGGATGGCCGTCCATGTTGGATCGGCGAGATGGAAGGAATATCTTCAGGTTGGCATCCTCAGGAACCGTGCAATGAGAATCCGGCTTAGCCATGAGATTCCACACTACATGATACAAATCTGTAGTGTGCGGAATTTTTACCCCACCCGTTTTTGGGTCGATTTCCAGCTTTTTTTGAATGTACTCCGCCAGGTATGGTTCAATTCTGATGGATGCACTTCGTTTCGAGATACGTTTTTCTTTTTCCATATTGTTTTTTCTTATTTTTGCTTCCTACCGTCCTACAATCCTACAAATTGCAGGTTATCAAATGCAAAGATACTAAAAATCAACGACTTATGCAAGTTTTATCAAACATATTTTTGACCTACACACTCATTTTTTCGCTTCCTACACGTCCTACAATCCTACAAATTGGGGTATTTTGTAGGATGGAATTGTAGGAAACGGCAAAATGTAAACAATCCTTATTTCCTACAGCTTCCTACAATCCTACAGCATTTCCTACAAACCTCCGAAATCCGCAAAATCAACCAAAACAACTGATAATAAGATAAATAGATAAATATAATAGTTTGAAAAGAAATGCATTTGTAGGATTGTAGGATTGTAGGAAGGTGTTTTTCTAAAAAACATTTTCAAAACATCGCTTTTCCTGGTTTTTTTTGTAAAATTAGGGGGTTCGGGGGATTTTTCGCGTCTGTACATCATGCACATGTAAAAAAATACCCACGCTTGCCCTCTCGGGTTTGCGTGGGTAAGAATATGCAAAATTCAACTCAATTTTATGTGATTTTTCCTTGGTTTTCTCGAATATTTTTTTGTATCTTTGTACCAATTAAATTGGGGTACTCTACCCCTTATATAAGGTATGGAGAAGAGGTAAATCAGAACGGGGTATTACCATATTTCCCCTTGTCAGTTTGGTCAAATGGTATGCTTCCTGGCTTGTATTCGCCTTTCTGCTCGCGTGTAGCGTCTTTACCTGTATCTTGGGTATCTTGATTACCCTGGTCAGCTGTAAGGCTCTCACCGCGCCGGAAATCGATATTATACATCTCCATGAACTTATCATAGTCGATGATAATTGCACTTGTAGATGTAGAACGTTCCTTGCGCACTCTTACCATCGTCTCCTGATCATCCTGCTTGGCCACCTCGACGGTCTCCTCCCAGGTGAAGCGTCTGGATGGCACGGTTCCAATATATGACGGATGAGAGCGAAGATTCTGCTCGAGTATTGACAGCGTAGTATTCTCGCTATTATAGCCACTTCTGTCATATATGGAATATACACTGCTCAGGCGCAGGAAGAGAACATGTGTACCAGGATCGAATCCGAACGTCTTCTTGTCGCCATGAGAGTCCTTGCCGGTAACACTCTTAGGCTGCTCGATGAGCATCTCTCGGCCGACGAGTATCTGCTTGGTATCTATCATGTTGTTCACGGCATTGAAGAACATGGCAAGCTTGTCTGTGCTTCGGATCAGCGACAGCTGGAACTTGATTTTCTCCTGTACGAGGGTAAAGAACTCATCGTAGGTGAATGGTAGCTTAAGCTTTGAATATCGCTCCACGAGCTTCACCATACCAAGGAAGAGAGAAGCAGTCTTCATGAGTCGGTCCATCTCTCCCGAATTAATCACATCGCTTTTCAGCTCGCCATAGGCTTCCTGCTTGAGCGCACGGAAGTGATCCATGACTGCCGGTCTGAGCGATAACACCTCCAGCAATACGTTGGATAGCCCTATATTCTTCTCGATATTCTTTAGTTCCTCAAACAACTTGGTCTCCTCCGGGGTTCGATTCTTTGGCTTAGGGACCTCGCAGATGATAACACGGCTCATCAGAGCGTTGTCATCCCGCTGAGGGGTCTCCTGGCCACAGATGACTACAGGTGCAAATACCTTGTCGTTCTCAATATCCCTTCCCGAGGTTCCACGGCGCTTCTGCTTTCCGTCTCCATCATACACAATACCCTTCAGAGCCTGAAACTTGGTATCTGAGATATCCTTGTTATTGTATTCGTCGAGAACGACCGGCACATCTCTGAATGTACCCATGATGGTACTCATGGCCGCATCAGTACCTGTATTCAGGTTGAATATCGGGATAGTCGGGCTTATGAACAGAGAGCGGATGGATATCGCAATCTGGGTCTTGCCTGAAGACATTGGACCCATGAAAAACGGAGCAGTAAAAAGTCTGTCCAGGCAGTGAATATTACTTCTGAAGGCGCACATCAGGGCGAAGACTATTGCCCATTTTCCGTTGTCGTTGATTTTATACACCTTATCCATGAGTGACGCCCACTGCTCGAACGTAACCTGCTTATTTATTGGAATATCCTCGTATACCAGCTGAGATATCAGCTCATATTTATCGGATTGTCTTCCGGATCCGGCATATATCGTAGAGAAGGCAGGGAGATAGTAATTCATGTGATTATGGGTCACTACACCTAATTCATTAACCTTCTCGAACACATAGTTTCCGTTCTCGTCTTCATGAGCAATACCGTTTGCAAAGGCGAAAAACTGCTCATCGGTCTTTCTGCTCATTCCTTCAGACTGCTGGTTGCCGTACGTCTGGATTTCACGGCATTGAACGAAATGACGGCTCATATACTCCTTGATGCGCCTCCATTGCCACTCCTCTCCATCCGTGAAGTTCACGCCTTCGTAGTTGATAAGAACATCCTCGATGGTGCTCATCTTCTTCAGGGAACTTGAAAGAACCTCGATATACAGCGGCTTGTCGAAATATCTGCGATTAACCTTCAGTACTCGCTTATTCTGCTCAAAATCTTCATTGAAGATATGGAGAAGTGGGACCATGTAGAAATCGGCTACCTGCGAGAAGCCTCGCCCGTTCTTGTTCTGGAACATATAGCATACAGGAATACCCTGCTTGTTCAGTCGGGGATAATACTTGCACTCACGGAACATCTGGGCATACTCGCCTTCTCTTGCGTAGCTCGGAACCTCATCGCCATCGAAATCGTCATCGTACAAGTCATCCTTCAGGGCGTTCGCCTTCAGAACGTTCTTGCGTTTACTGACGAATGGTTTTCGGATCTCGTCGAACTGGCCCTTGGACAAGCCAAGCTTGCTACAATAATGATTCTTGTTGACGGTGATTACGGTCTCTTCTGCGTAGCTTGTAAGTTCGATACACCTCGTGATAACTGGAACCTTATCGCCAAGGAAGCCAGACAGTAAGTCTCCATGTATGCGGATATAGAAGTCAATGAAAGATTCCACCTTGTCTTCATGCATTACTCGAATCTGTGAGATTCCTGCCTTGTACATTTCGGCCAGAGTGGCTAGATAGTCGCTATCCTCGCCCGTAGTTGAGTTGATAGCGCATCCCTCCTCAGTTGTTACGAAATAGCAGCAGATTCGGCGTAAGTTCTGGATATCTGTAGACGATGGCATTCCTGCCGCATATACTATCGGATTGTCCCCATACGACTCCATGAAGGTATCGATGGATGAAGTGATAACCGCCGGTTCGTTGTTTCTAAGATTCTCCTTGAGACTATCGACGCCGAAGATGCCCTGCTTCATATTCTCCTTCTTAACATCGTTTACGTTACGACGGATATCTCTTACCTTGTCCTCCAGGATTGTCATCTTGGTATCGAAATCCTTGGCCATACTCTTCATGTATTCCAGACGTAAGCCTGCATCCTGGACGCATGCCACCAGGTTGGATATCGTATTCATGGCTGAAGCGATGGTTGCTTCATCCTTACAGCCGCGAGGGACCAGCATTCTTTTCAGCGCTTTCGGGAAGGTCTCGGTAATATCAAAGAGTTTCTGTTTCAGTTCTTCCTTGCAGAGTCGGCCGTAACTGTCCGGATCATATCCCTTCGGAAGACGAACACACCTTACGCTTATGCCCGCCTTCAGTAGTAGCTCGCAGTTCTTGACTGCCGCCTTCATGCCGGCATCGTCTGCATCATATATCATGACTACAGACTGTGTGAAGCGCAGGATAAGTCTTATCTGGTCGTCTGTAAACGCTGTACCAGAACCGCCAATCACATTCTCTACTCCGTATCGATGCAGGGTAATCACATCAAACTGTCCTTCTACCAGGTAGGCGAAGCCAGCTCTGGCTATTGCCTTTTTCGCCTGATAGAGTCCGAAAATGTGTTGACCTTTTCTGAAAATCGGAGTCTCACCCGTATTGACATACTTGCCCGCATTATCATTCGGGGTGACTATTCTGCCCGAAAATGCGATAACTCTACCAGATATATCATAGAACGGAAACATGATGCGATCGCGAAAGAAATCGTAGCTTCTTCCATCCTGCGACTTGCCGAGAATCCCGACATCCGTCAAGAGCTGAAGGTTATACCCCTGTTCGGTAAGCTTACGCATGGCAACGTTACCAGAAGGAGCGTATCCTACACCAAATTCGGCAAGCGCCTTGTCGCTGCTGTCATATCCGCGGCTTCGCAAAAAACTTTCTGCCTGCGACAGGTTGCCCTGGTAGAACTTAGCCGCAGCATCAATGGCTATACGGCGAGATTCCAATAATCTATAGGCGGCATTTTCTTCGGGAGTGGCTTCCTTCTCCGGGAATTCCACACCGGCAAGTTTGCAGGCTAAACGCAAGGCTTCCGTAAAAGTTATCTGGTTGTACTTCTGAAGGAAGTCCAGAACATCTCCATGTTCGCCACAGACAAAACAATGATACGTCTGCCTTGTCTTACTAACCATCATCGAGGGATGACTGTCTTGATGAAACGGGCATATTCCCTTATGATTGATGCCGGCTTTCTGAAGGTTAATATAAGCACCTATTACATCAACGATATCCAGCTTGCTTTTTACATCGCTGATGAAATTTGAGTCGATTTTCATATTCTACATTGTTTATTGTTCAAATAGATTAAGCTGAAGGGAATCGAATGCTTCAGATATTGTAATATTGAAGTATTCTGCCACAGCCTTATATTCCGCCGGAGTGATAGACTTGCGCCCGAAGAACAGATCCCAGTATCTTACCTGGTTAATTCCCGTCTCCTTGAAGAAGAATCTACTGGGATGGAAATCTTCGAGATGACGGAAGCGGTATTCCAGCAGTTTCTTCAAGCGGTTCTCCTTTACTACCTGATGCTTCTCGTCCAGCCTGTGCCGCAGGGCATACAGACGGACAGCCATTGCCGAACGCCCAAGGCGGGAAGCCATCTCTTCAAGGCTTACCTTGCCATAGTTATCAGTCAAGTAAGCGATATCGTTTTTGGTCCATTTCTTATTACTCATTGTTGCAAACAGGTTTATCAGTATATTCTACATATTTCTTCATTTTGAGACAGAACCTGCCATTGATGCAAGTTCTGCCACTGCTGCATGTTGCGCATTTCTCAGCTGCCATAGCTACTTTCCTCTAACATGTTCGAGGTAATAGGCCGAGACTTGTGCCAGAGTTCGCATCTGAAGCTTCGCCTTGATGTTTTCCCTGTGTCTCTGCACGGTCTTGACAGAAATGAATAACCTGTCTGCTATCTCTTGAGCCTGAAGTCCCTTGGAAATCAGTTCTATTATCTGAAGTTCTCGACCTGTAAGCTTCGAGTCAAGCTCCGGCTTACAGATTACCCCTTCCATCCTGCATTCACCGCGAAGTGGACACTTGACCTCCTCAAAGTGGAAGAACCCGTCAGCATCTACATCTGGTGTATTCGCATCGTACTCACCAAAGTTACAGCGACAGAAACGAGATACGATGTTGAACTCAAAAACCTGCCTGTTCAGTTCACTCGCAGTATATTGCTCGCATAGAGCCTTAAATGCCTTCGGGTATCTTACCTTGATCGTATCAAGCATCTCCTCAATGACAGCTCGGCTATCAATCGTAAGTTCCTGGACAGGCTTCCCTATCGGCTTGTACATAACACAGCCTTCAGGAGTGTTATAGAATTCAGTTGACTTCATATTAACAATCCGGAAAAAGTTCGCTCTCCTGCATACCAAGATACTCAGCGACAAGTCCTCTGCATAGAGCGTTCGGCTTAGACTTGCCCTGGATCCATCTATAGACGGAATTATTAGAAACCTTGCATTTCTCAGCAATCTCTTCCACAACCTCACGTCGTGGGTATGGAAGACTCTTCATGTACTCACTAAAACCCATATTTTTAAAATTTTTGTTTGAAATCATCATTATGTGCGATATTTTTTGTATATTTGCACCGTGAGAATTATTAACACGCTGCAAATTTATAACATTTCAGTGATATTACCAAACATTTCACTGATTATTTTATATTTTTTCAGCATTTTGTTTGAAATTATAGATTATGGGTACAGAAGTAACTACAGAAACCATCAATGAGCGAGTAAACAGCATCATTGAACGAGAGGGCCACACCGTTGCAACATTTGCAAAGAAAATAGGTGTGCCATGGACGACTATCAAGAATATCGTATCGGGTAGAAATGCCCCTAGTTACGATATCATGGTGAAGATTATCAATGCGGTAGATTGGGTTGACGCCAACTACCTGGTAATGGGGGAAGAGTTGACGAAAGGCAATCAGGCAAATCTGTTGACTATCGTCGAGAGACAGAACAAGACTATCGAAAGCCAGCAGAACACTATCGACAGACTTACCAAAAAGATGTTGGAAAAGTAAGGTTTAAAGTACCACCATATTGCACCGTTTTTGTGAAAAACGAGCCATTTTATCAAACATTTGTTTCATTTCAATCATACAACTGTTTGAGTATCTGCAACTTGTTAGATTCGCAACTCGGTGCATTTTCGGTGTTTAACATGCAAATTTCCGAAATTCCCTAGTTGATTATCAATTAGTTACGCAGCTAATTCAGTAAAGATAAAAAAGTCTTTTTTATGAAAAAAAAGCCGTAAATATACCATTTTCAGGGCAAAACGCCTATTTTAACTTGATATGGTCGGTGAAAAGTCGGTGTCAAACTATCTAATTAATTGGAATTTTGCCATCACTCTTTTTTTTGTTATTCCCTTATGCTGAAGAAAAAATGTCTTCATGATATAATATATGTTGGATAAGTCCGTTTTATATGTAGCAGATTATATAAATCATTGGTTAATGTTTTACTCTGCACATGTTATTAATTAATGTCAACTAGGGCGTTTCGCTAAAAAATTAGAGAAATGACCAAAAAAAAATTGTCTCATCGAGAAAACAAACAGGCTCTTCAGGAAATAGTCGGATGGACTCCTCCTGTTTTTCATCAGGCCTCGGAATGCTACGTTTCCTTTAAAGCGTTTGATCCCTGCTTTGGCACAATGCGTCTGAAGAAGATTATGCTTAATCACATCAAGGGCAAACGAAACCAAAGAACTTATGGAGAGGATCTCATCAAGCGTCTCACGCAGAAGCTCCTTGAAGGGTGGAACCCGTGGATTGAAGATTCACACGCGGAAGAATATGCCCTGTTTAGTGACGTATGCGATAAGTATAAAAAATATCTCGCAAAAGTCACTAAAGAAGGCGGGATCAAGCCCGGAACTAAGTTTAACTATGAATATAAGTTATCGTTTATGATAAAGTGGATCGAGAGAGAAAAGAAGATAACTTATATCTATCAATTCAACAAGAAGTTGGTGTGTGATTTTCTAGACTATATTTTTGTCGAGAGAAACAATACCTTACGAACAAGAAACAACTATATCGGATGGCTGAAGTCTTTCTCTAGTTATCTCGTAGAGAGAGGATATGTTCCGAAGGATCCGACAGAGGGTGTTTATACCTCCACGAAACTCGGGCCAAAGAACCGGAGTGTTATACCTAATGATGTTCTACTACAGATTAAGGCGTATCTAGAGAAGGAGAATAAGCATTTTCTCTTGGCCTGCTATATCCTTCACTATCTATTTGTCCGCCCCCACGAGATGAGTTTTCTGAAAATCAAAGATATATCTAGAGGGAAGAAGACGCTAACTCTTAATGGTGTGCATACTAAAAATGGCCATGATGCTGTTGTCACTATTCCGAATCATGTCATCGCATTGATGGAGGATTTAGGGATTTTTTCAGCACCGTCCGATTTCTATCTTTTCGGGGCTAACTTCCGCCCGGGAATAGAGCCAATACAGACTACCAAGTTTTCTAAATTCTGGGTCAACAATGTAAAAAAAACATTGAATTTAAGTGATTCGTATAAATTCTACAGTCTGAAGGATACGGGAATCACTAATATGATTAAGGCAAAAACCGACCTTCTTTCGGTTAGAGATCAAGCCAGACACTCGTCTGTAAAGATTACGAATATCTACACCCCTCAAGATTGCAAAGAAGCAAATCGTGATCTTATCGGGTATGAAGGCGTATTTTAACATAGTGACTGTAGGAGATTTCGTCTCCTACAGTCCTACAATCCTACAAATACTATGCAGGCATGATATCGACGCATACCTGATTTCCTGGAGCCTGATATAATTCCAGTTTATACCCCCTATCCAGAATTTTGGATATTTCTGCTTCTGTCGGAACTCTATTACTTATCTTTCTATTTACTATTTCTTTTGCCATGTTTTTTATATTTTATATCGACACTAAACTTCTTTCTCAGATGAATCGACTGAAAATGCCCCTTAACCGTGAAGTACTGCCAGGATTCCTTATCCAGTTCTTCCTTGATGATCTTCCTCTTCATGCCATATTCGTTATAATAGCTAAAGATGCCCAGGTATGAATTAACTGACTGGATGGCATGATTGATGGCTTCGATGTTTCCGGCTTTTGCGGCATCATTGAGATTGCGTACTGACTTTCTGTAGTTATTGACGGTATTATTAACCGAATATACCCTATCCCGTTTGATAATGGCTCCCACAAACCTTACTCCCTTCGAGTAGTGCTGGAAATAGAATTTCGTCTCATTCAGCCGCAGACCTAAAGATGCAAGCGTCTCCCTTATCATTGGCATCAAGCGAAGGAGCGTATCTTTCCTTCTTGCAACAAGTACCATATCATCTACATATCTCACATGATGCTTGCAGTAGTAGTTTATCTTCCAGTCGAGCTTCGATAGTAAGAAGTTTGCAAAGAGCTGGGCGAAGAGGTTGCCGATAGCCACGCCTCTGTCTTCTCCATTCGTGAATAAAGATTTCTCCTTGGGCAGGAACTCCCAGAGGTAATCTGCGCTCTTCTTCTCGCAATCCTTTTCAGGATGATGCATGACCACCATATTGCATAGCCAGCGCAGATCTTCCTTATCATCCCCATGGTAATTCTCTACGATGAAGTCATCTACCATCTTGGCAAGGAGCGGCTTGTGTATGCTCATAAAGAAGCCCTTCAGGTCTATTCCCATCACATGGGCATCCTTCGTGTAATTCTCGCTCACCTCCCTTATATCCTGCTGAAGCTGCCTGATACCAGCCAGCTGCCCCTTGCCTTTCCGGCAGTTGTATGTGCGGTCAGAAAACTGAGACTCAAACAGAGGTTCGAGTCTCAGTGCAATATAGTGGTGGATAATGCGGTCACGGAACTGACCGGCAAACACCTCTCGATAGCGAGGATATTTGACGACAAAGCAGATAGATTTTCCTACCTTATACTGACGTGAATTGACTTCATCAAGCAACTGAACGAGGTTGCTCATATAGTTCATCTCGAATTCCGTAGCGCCGACTGTTTTCCGCTTGTGACGGCGGCAGTCGAAATATGCTTCTAAGAGTATGTCGAAATCTATCATTTTCTATCTTATCGTTTTACCTATCTTCCTTATTTAGTGCTGAAACCGGGCGAACATGACCCTTATTCTGAACCTTATCGTTCCAGTTGTTGAGGTTGCCGTCGCTGAAGTTCAGATTCCACGCGTTCTGGGAACTGTTCTCGGTAGTCGCCGCAAATGTCTTGTTCTTAACTATGCATGATAGGATGCGGCCCATTTAATAAGGAAGGTTGCTCTCTCGGCTTGACTTATCTTACCGACCCTGGCTTAAACCGCTCAAGCTACGGGCTGCTGTCTGGAACTTCTTTCAGCAGCCTGCGCTCTAAGGAGTGATCCCTTCCATGCTGTGCATTGCTTGCCAACACTCTCTCGCAAACGTAGGAGATTTGCCAGCTTGCTCGTACCCATTATCCACCTCTGTTCACCTGCAATATCAATCAAGGTCGATATGACTTCAAGGTTCGTTTGCAGCTGTGTCAGATGTTCGATGCGAACATTCAGGTCGCTGAGCATATACGCTTTTGCGATGTGATTCAAGCTATCTATAAGCATATTACAGAGTCTGTCTCCGAAAATCGGACGTTGTGATTTCGGAAAATTTCTAACCACACCTATTGCAATGTCAAGCATCTGCTTGACGTCAAGGTATATTCTCGTTTTGCTTGCCAACTTTGTTGCTGCCATATCTCTCTTGATTGATATTTTAATTTGCGTTTCTGGGGTGTCCTCGACTTTAAGGTCGAGGACGATTAACTATTAACAACTAACTATCGTAAAAATGCTGAAACCGGGCGAACATGACCCTTACTCTGAACCTTATCGTGCCAGTAGTTGAGGTAGCCGCCGCTGAAGTTCAGACGCCACGCGTACTGGGAACTGTTCTCGGTAGATGTCCAGTACCATGTGGTCATATCGAGCTGCGTGGCTCCCTTGATGAGTGACAGTGCATAGTTAATCTTGAGTGCATTGGCGTACATCATCAGGATCTCTCCTACGGATGGTAGCCACCAGTAGCCGGCAGTCAGACCCTTGCCCTTGCTATTCGCACGGCTATATGCGCGACAATATCCTGGAGCGTATGACGCCGTATTGGTGACGTGCGCAGAGGATGAAGCCTTGATTGCCGCGTCCGTATGCTGACGGCCATTGAAGTCGAGCATAGCAGCAAGGCGGTTGTTCCCGGTAACCTCTGCGGCAAAGTTATCATCGTTTCCGTAATTGATATTATCTCCCTGTACGGCTGCACTAGACCACGGCAGAGCCGTGGCTTCTGTAGGTGCTACCACGATGTGACGTCCGCCCTCGAAGACTACTACGCCATCAGCCACCTCGCCACTTGATTGGATACTTGGCCAATTATTCGGTTTTACCATCAGCGGATATCCGTCGCTGGTGCGATGATACATGATGAAGATACCGTCGTGTATCTGGTTCAGATTCTTCGTCATATAATACTTCATGCTTGCTGCTGAAGCATTGGTCATAGCCTGTCCGTTAGCAGACAGCCAATCACCGATTTTTCTGGTTTTTATAGCCATAACATTAATATTTAAAGATGATTTTAAATGATTCTACTTATTCTCCTTTTCGCCGATGATTCCAATTACGGCTTCAATGACGCATGGGGCACAGTTCTGCACCACCAGGGTGCGAATAATCTCCGTCTCTCGCTCATTGTACTCTGTATCCGTATTCCCGTTCCACATCTTCGTGGCCAGCGCAGTACCTTCCAGGCCCAAGCCGTTGGCGCGGTTATACACCAGGTTCGCAATATCCTTGCGAAGATTCACTACCTGACAAGATGACTTGTCGATTGAGGTATAGACCTCTACTGTTTCAAAATTGTATTTCATATTTTTTAATATTTATCAGTTTACAAATCTCACTAGCCATTCCGTTCCGTTGAACCACATCCAGGTTACCTGACCCCTTGTGCCCGAGTGCCATGTTTTGGAACTCGTATTGGCACGAAGGTCTAAAATGTTGTAGTTCTTTGAGGAGAAATAAACCCACTTGCCGCCTCGCTGTATGACAACATAGTGCTGCCCCCATTTAGGAGATTCCGGCAGGGTGAGGGTTATATCTACGCTGCAGTTGTAGCATTCGATGTTGTAATTGTAATCCTGGAGTGTGACCGACTTGTTAAGGCGAACGAAAGAAGGTCTAAGTCCAGCTACATCGCCCGCATGAATCATGATGGCGTGATTGCCCTTATAGGCATCCGTCATATCTATAGCGTCTGCATATTTTCCCCAAGAGCTCTGCAATTCTAGCGCTGCGCAGTAAGAAGGAGACAGGCTGTAATCTAAATGAACCGAGAAGAAACCTCCTACGTTTATCTTATTTTCGCCGCTAGCGACAGACGCAACACGTAGGCAGTAACCATTAGTGCTGCCCAAATCTACGCTATATCCATCACCATTAGCCAGTGCTTTGGCATATCCGAAATGAATATGCTCGTTCGTGAGATACATCTTGTATCCGTCAGTAGAGCCAAGATAGCTAGGTCCTATATTGAATCCTCCGATGGTTCCACTTGTGCTGTGCATAGCTCCATCCTTGGCTACCGAAAAAGGTGCATTTGCGCCTGTTGTTGCTCCTAGCCAAAGTGCATATTTCCCTTCATCAGCATCGCCGCCATGGGGAATGCGGTAGGATCCGAAGACTCCCTGACTGTCTATCAGATTAATCTCGTTGGACCCTAGAAGATTGATCTGCGCATTATCGGCAAGAAGAAAATCCGTCGCTACGAACGTGAAGTTATTGGCAATCTCCCAGCACAGCTTGCCGTATTTCCGGTCTGTTGCCGTCGCTGTTGCCGATGATTCGTACGATACGACGCAACGATACCACTTGCCGTTGAACACACACATATCAACCCATTTCTCGCCATTGGCTCCTTTGAAGTAGATGTATTTTCCTTCCTCCGGCTGTTTGTGCTGCCTGATGGGGCATCCTGGGTCGCCTTTTGCGCCAGGGTCACCTTTTTCTCCCTTTTCTCCCTTCAGGGAAAAGGAGATATTGCCCGTGCATCTTGCAAGTTCCTTTGTCATAAGCGTATCATTTATAACCCGTAATCACGTATGAAGCGCCCTTATAATCTCTGATGCCCGCCTCGGTCACTGTGAATGTATTGCCCGATTTGGTAACTGCGCCATTAATAGGAACACCCGCCTGACTAAAGAGTGACATTTCGAATGTGACTCCTTCTTCGTCAGATGTAGACCCACGCTTGCGCATACAGGGCTTGTATACAATCTTTCCGCCCGAATTCTGGATGAAATTCTCCGCCACAGGGTTGTCGTTGCCGTCGGTAGGGTTCGCGAAGAGGAGATATTCGTCTGATACGTCGTTGATGGTCTGCGTATCCGATGCGTAGAAGTTTCCGGCATTGTAAGCTTCACACATCACCAGGGTGGATGATTCCACGTCCGTCTCCTTCACCGTAAACGTAGCCTGTGCGCTGTCTTGCTTGAGTACCCATCCGTTTTCTGAGTCCGGCAGATACCACTTGAAGGTATATCCTTCTGATGTAACCGTCGTTCCGTCAGTTACTTGTGCCTTCACTGTGCAGCTTCCGCCCTTCTCGGTAATAACGAAGAGGTTCTCTTCTGATGTAGGCAGGATGTTGACTCGCTTTGAGTTCGCTACACCCTTGGCGATATGCACCGGATACATAGACTTCAAGTTCAGGTTGGTATTCGAGAGAGAGATACTGGTAATGCATTCTATATTGAATGAGTCGCCGCTGTTCACTCCAACCAGATTCTCGTTGACCCGAAGCGTAGGGTTTCCCTTGGAATCTACCCCCTTCGTAAAATGACCGGTCATTCCGCCGAAGGAATTGGCAGATGTTCCGGTTCCGTCGAACGACAGAGCCACGCCTGCTGCATACCAGGTAGCCACGCCCTTTGTCAGGTCGAAGGAGTTGCCGGCGCCCTGCATTGCGCTGAACGCTTGCATCACCAGCTTGGGCTTCACCGCACCATTAGCCTCGAAGTTCGGGGATATGCTGCTAGGCGAATTCCACTCTCCGTTATAGTTCTGATATACATCTCCGGTAGTGCATTGCAATATCGGATTAATCGTCGTACCGTCACTGGTTACGACAATCTGGCCTGTAACCGAAGCCTTACTCATTTGTCACCTCGCTTTCTTCTTTAATTTCTTCTTTGGTATCTTTTACGGATTCTTCCTTAGTCTCCGCCTTGCTCTCTTCCTTAGCTTCCGAACCTGGTGCCGAACCGGTATTCAGATGCTTATCCTTATCTCGGGTATCTCCCTCTCCTCCATATTCCACCGGTGTGTAGCAGTGGGCGGGCGATTCTGCCGTGCCCTTAATTTCCGCCAGGGCAGAATACTCCTCAACGAGAGAACCGCCTACATTGGCAGCTCTTTCTTTGAGATTCTTTCCCTTTACACCATTCAGCTCGCTCTGGTAGAGCAGGCAGTTGCCGTCACTTGTCATTGTGAGCGGAACCCCGCTCTTGATGATCTCCTTGGCCATTTGCTTGGTAACCTTTACATAATACTTCATATTCGATATTTTTTAAAAAAGTTCAACAAAACATTATTTTCCGGAATCGATTTCTCTTGCTATGAGGTAGTTTCCGTCATCATCAACCAGGGCGTTGCCGTTCTCATCGGTAAGCAGCTCGTATGCGCCTCTGTCCTGGATAGTCAGGCGGATGCTCTTTTTCAGCGCAAAAGGGCACATGAACGTCTCCCCGTAGCCGAGATCTTCAACGCTCTCCGTCATTGTCACCACACCGTCATTCACGGTCTTTCCGTACGTCACCCTCTGCCATTTGGCTCTCGCCACATTATTCCATGCAGATGGATCTATTACCCCATTACTGTCACTTACGATAGCCTGGCAGCACACACTTGCCGTATCAGCGTTGAGACCGATGGTGCTGCCCACAAACTTGGCTGTCAGCGGCGGGATGGTCCGGTTGATATAGGTAACCTTTCTGGCATCTGCATTTCTAGGCGATGAAGGTATGCTGCCTTCGTATATGTAGCAGGCTCTTATCTCGTATCCGATGCCTTCGCCTATCATGTCGCAGTTGACGGTGATAGAGGTAATCTGTCCGTTATCCGCCTTCGTCATGGCAGTAATCTCGAAATTCTCGGCATCGTCAAGCGAGGAGATGAGCTGCTTCGTTCCGTCATCCAGGATGCGATACCACCATATTCTCGTCTTGCTGTCAGCCGACTTATCCTTTGCACCCACCATAACTCTTGCGTTGAGCACCTTGGTGCTGGAGTGCCTGAGCGGGTTCCATAATACGGTAGGTGCGCTGTCAAGCATAATCTCCGCTCTCGCATTCGTACAATCTTCCAGATAAAGCGGCTTGTTGGCGATGAAGGTGTATTTATATCCACTCACAGGGTCTGTCCATGACGCCTCGAACCGCATACTTCTCGGTTTGTTTATCTGCGAGTTCTCCTTAACGTAGAGAGTACCCTTGTCGAGACCATCCACGATGGCTTCGTAACCATCTACCACGCTGGAGTTCTCGCTGGTAGCCACAACCACTATTCCAGCTTCCGTCACCTCCGACCACGAGAAGGAGTCGAGCATGCCGTTACAGTTGGTAGTCTCCACGGGATTATCTGGATCGATAAGATAACAGGGCGGAAACAGCGTACACGGTCGGATGGTGTAATCGGGAGAAAAGGTGTTGGCGATACCGTCGTACTGCTGGCGGTTGATGATATTCCCGACAATATCAATACGGCAAGACTGAGAGTAGGCCGTGGCCTGTATCTCCATCCTCTTGTCAACACTTACTGCTAAATCTTTTGCCATATAATATTTCCATTTAAAGATTAAAGTATAACATTAAAAAACAACATTCACGTCTTCTGCATACATGGTCTCGCCATCCTTGATTTCCGCGTCGCAGCGGAAGGTTACCGAACCTACCCTGTATGCAGCGCTGCCCAGATCTTCATAGGTCAAGTCCACCGATAGTCCGCAGTTGGCATGAGCGAGAGTCCATTTGTTGTCGGCATTCACGTCTCCGCTGTCTCTCGACCATACCACGTTCACCATTGAGTCCGTCACGTTCTGGTTGTACAGTCTTCCGGCGACCGATAGCGTGGTAAACACCTTCCAGCTTCCATCTTCGTTCTTCTGCATGAGGTCGGTCAGTCGGAAGCTCCACAGTTTCGAGGATTTCATTTCAAGCGTAAAAAACGGGTTACCCTCTACGAACGCCCACGCTGTGGAAGAATACGTAGGAGGTTTCGTGGTCTTGTCTTCCAGGCATTTCCATTTGCACCCCAGATAGTATACAGTATCAACAACTCCCTCTCCGTTGCGGTATGGATCTTTTCCCTGAGCCACAGCCAGACTCCATGCTCCCCGGTCTCTTGTCGTGTAGATAGGATTGCCGAGGTAGTCAATCTGCTGGAATGATTCTGCCATCATCCATTTGGCATAGAAAGCACCATCCCTCTTGTCGGCAGTAGGGAAATCCTTGAACACGAACGATAGCGCATCTGGCAGTTTTCCCAATGCAAGAGAGTAGTTCGTCTTGTCGATGATAGGCTTGGTAACGTGGTCGAGCCAGACGAGCAGTCCTTCAGATGATGAGATGTACCAGCAGCTCTGCCTGTCTTCGTCCACGGCATTACCCCAGCGTATCAGCCTTGCCAGTTCGCAAGGTGGATGATTTTTGCCAGAAGAAACCTCGCTATCGGGATAGCAGACCACGGTAATGGTGTTTGCAACGGTGTTCACCGAAAGAACTCTCAGCCACATGTCGTAATACTTGCCATTCTTAGCTAAGGTATTGATGGAAGCTAAGACAACATCGTTCTCCTTGAACGCCGTAAAGTCACCTTCCCATCGCTTTTGAAGCCCCAGCAAATAGGTGGTATTGCCGCCTTCAGATGTTGAAGGAATCTCGCTTACGCTCTCAATCAGTCCGCTCTCCGTGAACACAAAGTTGCTTTCCATTGCCGTCTGGCGGTTCACGATAAGCTCCTTGGCGATAACAGAGCTTCGTACGGTAATCGATTCCACCTCAGCATTACCCTTTTCGTCTATCAGCGCTCCCTTGCCATCAGTCATGCCCGATACAAAATCACCAAACTTTGCACCTTTGGCGAATTTGATGAGTGCGCTGGCCACATCCTCGATATCCTTGCGCAGGATCTTCCGGCTAGCCTTGCCGTTTTCTGAAAAATCATCGGCTTCATCGGCAGTTCCTGCCTTCAGTTTCTCTCCACGATAGGTGAGATACTGGTTGAATTCAGAGAGCGCCTCGAGCAGTTCGATGTTGCTGTGCTTGTGTCCCACTCCTCCGCCGCCGTTGTAGGAGTCTGATAAGTCTCCCACCAGCTGGGTGAGGATTGCCGAGAGCGTGGTTACTCCCCATTCCTCGGAATAAGGGTTCTGTACCGGGAATAAAGCCCCGCCGCTAAGCGTAAGTCTGGAACATTCAACTAAGCGCGGGGCGATAGTAAAATTTCCCAGATCCGGCAGGTGGATATCCATCTGCCTGAAACTGCCCTCCCTGGCTCTCGACAGATTCAGGTAGGGTCTTGCATCTGAGTATCTGTAGGTGAAGCTGTAGTTGGAAGGAAGCTCCTTCGCCTCGTAGTTCACGTCACTCTCCACCACTGTAATCTTTCTCAGCGAAGTGCCCTGATATACGTATTTGCCCAGACTAGGGAAGAAATCGAGCAGCCACTGGCGTTCCTTCTTGTCCAGGAATCCCGTGTTCTTCTTGAACTTTCTTGTTGTATCTACACGGTATTCCTCGGAATCATCCTCTATCTCTGCCACGTTGTGCGTATGCTCGGCAGTATTTTCGCTGTTGCCGTAAGCCCTGAAGCAGTCGATGCCGCCCAGAGAGTTCTCAAAGAGGAACCATTCCTCTTCCTCGCTCTTCATATCGTCTGCGTAATACCGCTGGATATAGGTAAGGCGGTCGCCACCTTCCTGTTCTACCCATACGTCAAAGTAGGATGGCAGGGTATCTCCGCCTACAGCCTTGGCAAGGATGGCGTACTGCACCGGAACCGTATAGGCATTACCTGCTTCCATCAGTGTGAGCTGCACCGTCTTCTCGTCATATCCCGTCCCGTTCCAGATGTAGGCCTTGCATTTCATCTCGCAGTCTTCCACGGCATAATAGGTGAGGAATTCCGGAGAGTAGTAGGTCACGGCCTTCACCTGCGGCTGCCAGGTAAGGAAATTCGACTTCAGGAAGTTGTCGGCAGAATCAGATAACCTATCCACTCCTGCACGGATCGCGGCAAAAACGATAACCTTTGCCTCTGATTCGTGTCCTACCTCGTAGATTTTTGCCACGAAACTCTTCTTGATATCGGGTTGTTCATACGGGGTGCTCTCATCCTTTATCTGCAAACTGAGCAAAGGAAGGATGATATCCTTCACGTCCACGGTAACTCTGCCTTTACTGTTAGTGGAGTAAGTGTGCTGCACAATGGCTTCTGAAGCACCATAATACTTGAGCACGAATACCACGTCTGTCTTCGAGCTGCTGTATATCTCGAAGGCATTCATGGAACCCACCATGTTCAGTTTGTCTGGATATAATAAAACCTGTATCATCTTATTCTCGTTTTTAATGCAAAAATAAGATAATACAGGTATAAAACAAAGGACTGAAAGTCCTCTATATCTCCACACACTCCAGCCACGCCGTGGTGCAATGGTACACCCATTTGGAGTGACGGAACATTGTCGCATGTCGGGTCTTCTGGCTGACGTATGACTTCTGAAGGCCATATTTCTGCCCCACATACTCGGCTGAAGGAAGAGGAGGATAGATAATCTTGAAGGTGCGGTCTTTATCGTCGCCCGAGTTGTTGTACGCACTCTCCGAAACTTCCACCGTTTCTTCATGGCCAACCCATTTATATCTACAGCTCATGGCTGGCATTACATCTATCATCCGCAAAGCTTCATGTATAGGGGTAGTCAGGGCGATGGTTCTCAGTTCGCTTTCCGCTGGCTCGCTTTTTCCTCCGAGGGTAAACTTCAGCTTGTTGAAGAAGAAACTTACACCACGGATCACTACCTTGGCATAGGATGCCAGGTTCTGCTTCTGCGATTGGGTGAGCAGCAGCTTCACCTTGAGTTCCTGGAGTGAATTCCTCAGGAGGAGGTCGTACTGGCGGTAGAATTTCTCGAAGATGCCGTCATCACCATTATATACCAGGGCATAATCGAATATCTTGCGGTAGAGGGATTCCTCTGAAGCATGGGATGGCGGACCGAATCGGTTGTCGTATTCGTAGTGGATATCGTATGCCGTGACGGTTCCGCAAGGCATTCCGTCGGTCGATACATACGGGAAGGCTAGCATCACCGGGGTAGTCACCGCTTCCTCGCTGCTCTCCGAATTGTCCTCGGTGGCAACCTTCATCGATGAGTTGAGCGTGGCATAGCTGCCTATGTAGAGAAATCTGCCCATCTCGCGGCTGATGGTATCATCATCTGTCGATTGGCGGTACTTCAGCGTTCTGGTCTCCGGAATCATCTCGGGTATCTCGATATCCTGGGTGTCGGTATCTTCCTCTCCGGTATCATAGCTCTGCGAGCCCTCGCCTATCTTCGATTTCACATGATAGTTGCCCGAATATCCGTCCTTGTAGAAACAGCCATCCACCTTGTCGAAGTAGGCACCGGTGTTCTTCGCCAGCATATCCTTCAGGTCGTCGTAGCTGTCCTCGGCATCACTGTCTGCCTGGTGCTTCGCCCGAAGCACCACACGCTTGTAGTCGGATGCCGTCTTATAGGATAAGGTAGGCTCCTCGGTCATCTGGCGGGTGAGATCTGCTGCAGGAGCACTCTCCACCGCATCCTTCAGGAAGATGATGCTCGCCTGGTGAGTGCCCTCATCAGAGATGAACTCGCACAGAAACTTTTTCCGAAAAACAGAGAGGAAATCGGAGACGGAAACGTCCGGCAGAAGGTCCTCGATGCGGATATGGCCGTTCACCATCACATCGATCACATTATTCACCAGCACCATCTTGGTGAATGGCTCCGTCCGGGTGAAGAAATTCTCCTGAAGGTCGTACCCGAAGTACTTGAACACCCGCTTCAGCACGTAGTTGGCTCTGATAAACGGAGAGATGTAATAGCCACGGGTCAGACTCACCGGAATCTCGTTTACATATTCCGTGCGGTTGAATTCACCCTGGAACCTGTTCGACTTTCCGGCACACGTCACGAAGTCGTAGGCATCAGGAGCTGCCACATACTCGTAGCCTCCGGTGTTCTTGAATCTCCAGTACTTGGCATCCGGCAGCTTCTGCTGGTTGCCCCATCCGTTCAGAATCTTGTAGTCGTAGCCGGTATCCTTGCCCGAGTCGTCGGTGAGCAGCACCGGGAAGATATCGTAGTTCTCGTTTTTCCCGCCGATGAGCGAACGGCAGAAACTGATACACTCATCGATGGTGCTGCACCCCGGTATCATCTCGTCCTTGAAGATGCTCTTCAGCTTCACGTTCTGTATCTTCGAGTAGAAGGATCCATCGTTGATATAGAAGGAAGAGGAGATGTTTCCCTTGTGCTGTGCCGAGAGCACGATCTGCCTGCACTGGGCGAAATATTCCCCGTCCTCTATGCTCACGTTGGCTGCCACCATCTTCTCTCTCAAGCCGAAGGTGTCGGGATATCCCAATATCATGCGGTTGTAGTCGCTTGCCGGGATATCCAGAGGGGTTGTCGTCTCCCCATAGTCGTTGAAGAACGGATTGGTCCGTTCCACCTCCAGCTTGGCACCTTCGCCAAGCTGGTAGGTTTTTCCCTTATCCAGATTCGTTATTTTCATAGATCATCATTTATTTTTTGGCAAATTTCCTCGCCTGGTTTCTCAGTTCCTGCTTGGCATCAAGCTCCGTGAGCGAGATATGGGAGTGGATTCCGTTGTCACGAAGCTCCCTGAGCAGTGCCAGGAGCTCGTCATTACTACGTCCCGACGCAGTAATTCCTGCGTCGCGATGTGAGAATTCCTGCGTCGCGACGTAGGAATCAGCCCCACTAAGACTTGGTACGGAGCGGGTACGGAGAGGGTACGGAGCAGGTCCTATGCTGCCTCCCAGTGCCCTGCCCTGCATGGCCATCAGATATTTTCCCATATCGAAGGTGCGAATCTGACCGGCTCGCTGGGCTGCATCCATCAGATGGATGAGCGGGGCGATGGTAGGATTTTCCAGGGCTGCGTTCGATGCTACCCACTCCTTGCTCCTTCCGGAAGGACCCTCGCCCACTATCACCGTAGGATGGTCGATATACCCTCGCTTGCCAGGTGAGTATTCGGCATTGAAGTGCTTGCCGTCCTGTTCACGTTCCACATCGATGCGTCCACCGCTCTCTCGTCCGCTTGCCACACGGGAACCTACCGAAGAGGATCCGCTGGCTGATCCGTTGAGGGTCATGCGCTTCACCTTCTGGCGCTCGGCATTCGCCACGGCCAACTGGGCTGCACCCGTCACACCCATCAGGGCAGCTGCCACGCTTCCGGCTATCGGACCCATCTCGCTGTATGCCTTCATGATGGAGGTGGCAGTATTCGAGATGATCTGAGCTGCCTGCATGGCAAAGTTCACGTCGGCATACTTCTTCTGTATCTTCAGCTTCTCGTTGGCTTTCTTCTTCTCCAGCTTCTCCTGCAGTTCGGTGTTACCCTCTGCTGCCTTGATCTCAGCATCGTACTTGGCATCCACGTTCGCCATCTCGGCATTCTGCAGCGTACCCACGGCGTTGCTGAAGAGGTCGGTGTAATACTGTGCCTGCTTCATGAAGGATTCCTTCTTCAGCTGCTGCACCTTCTTCTCGTGTTCCTCCTGGGTGATATACTGATTGTCGAGAGCCGTCTGCAGCTGCTCCAGCTGCCTGTCGTATTCGCTCTGCTTGTCGAAGCCGAGAGCCTGCCTTGCCTGATTTTTCTTGTCATCCTGCTGGTCAGTCAGCTCTTTATGCTTGGCGATGTATTCCTTCTTTATCTGAGTCTGGGCATCCCCGTATGCCTTCTCCAGCTGAACGGTGTCCTCGCCGTTCTGCTTGGCTAGGTCGAGAGCAGCCTGATAATATCCCTTCAGTATCTCCAGCTTCTGGTCGCGCTGCTGTTCCAGGGTCAGCTCCTGCTGCGTCTCCCCTTGCTCCATCACCTTTGCCAGGGCATCCTGATAAGCCTGCTCTGCTGCCACCTGCTGGTCGAAATGAGCCTGCTCTGCCTTGCGCTGGTTATCCAGCTGCTTATCCTGGAGTGATTTCTTCTTCTCGCCGTCCTTGATACCGATGTTCTGCGACTGCTCGCTGTAGGAGGTTTCGATGGCGAGGATGTTGGCGGTATGCTGGGTCTTCAGCGCCTGCATGGCGAGGTCGTACTTCTCCTGAGACACCTGCTTCTGGGCTAGAGCCATGTTCCAGTTGTTCACGTCCTGCTGGTAGTCCTGGTTGGCTGCATCGATATCTGCCTGTCGGTTTTTAGAAAACTTCTTCGATGCGATATCATCTGGATTAGGCTTGGAGGTGGTATTTGTGGTTCCGGTATGGCCACCAGTTCCGGTATGGCCACCCGTTCCACCACCGCCACCGCCGCCATCTTTGCCAGTTCTAGGAGTCACGGGACCGATAGCTGCAATCTTGGAATTCAGTTCATCTATCTTTCCATTTAAGCGGTCTATCTGCTGCTCGGTATTGTTAAGCGCCTTCTTGGCATTCGTCTCCGTATCTGTGCCGAAGAACTTGGAGACACCACGGATAAAGCCGTTCTGAGGATGCAGGATATTGTCAGTCTTGGCGTCATGATAGGTCTTATCCTGCTCATCCCTCTTATCTTCCAGGTCGCTTTTCTGCTTGTACAGTTCCACCAGCTTATCCTTATATGCCTTCAGCTTGATTTCCTTCTCCAGAGAAACGAGATAGTCATCGATAGCATTCTTGTTATCTCTGGTAAGTCTTCCCTCTTCAGAGAGCAGTCCGTTATAACCAGGAATAATCTTCTTGAGCTCATCGAGAGCCTCCTTGCGGCGGTCCATGGAGATCTTCTCGTTGCGCATGGTTTCGTTGAGCTGCTTCACCTTGGCGGTCTGCTCGTTCACCTGTGCATTCAGATCCCGCTCCATGTTTTCCAGTTCCTTGGCTGATGCGGCAGCTGCCTTCTGCTTTTTGTGCATATCCCAGAGCTTCAGGGAGAGCACCGTCACGCCTGCAGCAATCAGTCCGAAGACGCTTGCCTTCATTGTTGCATTCATGGCGGTCCAGGCATTCTTGGCAAGTGTCACCCTGCCCGTGAGCAGATAGAAACCTGCCTGCAGCAGCTTCAGCAGTCCGGTTCCGGTGGCACAGATCACGTTCCATGCCTGCTGCGCTGCAGCTGCACCCTTGGTCACTACGATGTTTGTCTTGATGGCATTGCTGGTGGCGATTGCCACAACCG